GGTGGCGGAGATAGGAAGCACCCTCCTCTATCAACCATCCACCATCCACTTTCGAGCAAAACGAAGCTCCATTCTTTAAGTCTCTTATATCCACATCGAAATGGATCTTCATGAAGTTCGAAAAGGCATAGGCTGAGAAGTAGTCTCGTACAATCGGGATATTTGTTCTACGATACAAATGATCATCTCCATTTACTATTATTCGTACCACATTAAAGAGAGCAGACTCTAGTAGTTCTCTGTGTTCTTCCGGTGCATGTACCAACTGATATACACAGAACAAACAGAACCAGAGTAACATAACAAAAGAATCAATATGTGACGTATTTAGTATTCCAGATGGAACTCCTCCAATTTTCTGTGCCCAAATAGGTCCATAAAGATGTGTAATTTGGCAACAGACCTCACCAATCAAAAACTGGATTATTCTTTTCTTTATCTCATAATCTGGAGTATCCTTAGGCTCGTAAGCAAGCATTGTGGAAAAAAAAATGTCTATAAACTTTACCCAGACACTTTGATCAAACTTTTTACCGTCACCCTCACATATTTCAGGTGCCCAGCAATTAGATAGATCAATTCCCAATATCTTCGCTAAACGATCTGCTCCTCCTCGAGGCCACTTATGTCCTATTGTTATTGAGCCTCCATGTTCGACCATATGACGTAACTTAGATACAAGTCTCTCCATTACGACAAATATTGATGATGGGATAATAAATATCCTTAACTTATTCAAAAATTTATCCCACTCCGAGTCTGTCCACTGTACAGACCATGAGAAAAAATTCTCATTCTTCCCTACCCGGTTCCAATATATTTGAGGTAATGTTCCATGCTCTATGAATTCTAACACCGCATCCAAATCAGACGCTAGCATCTCCGCTTTCTGTCCACAGGATGTCACCTTCACTGATCGATCTCCCTCCCCTATTTTATGGGGATTATCAGCATTTAACCCAGCAGAGGATCCTAAGTACGTCCCCTCAAACTGGTCCAAAGAAATTGGGCTTTTTATCTTATTAAAGTATTTCTTCGTGCCCAAATAGTAGTACACTAAGTCCAATGCTCGATCTACAAATAACATAGCGTGCTCCGACATCTTCGGTGGGTCCTTTACCTGACGTTGTTCTAATAGTATTGCATCTGCGTATTTCCTATGATGCAAATCATCCATCGCTGCTCGCACATGGTTCCTACCATTTGTGCGACCAAATGCCCAGCAATATCCAGAATATTTCTTTAAAATCATAATTTGTAATGAATGAACAGGGGTGACATTTGGAGCTAACTCCTGTTTCCACACATTTTCC